GTCAGGCGGGTCGAGCGCATCGACGACGAAAGCTACAATGTGGTTTTTGAGGATATGCAAACGGCTGACAGGTTTGACTATCAATATCTATACAAGTGATTTAAGGGGGCGAAAGCCCCCTTATTTCGTTAGACGCTTTACTTTTTCTACAGTTCTGAGGCCGCCTAAACCAAGCATCCCTAAAAGCACAGTCATCAGGCTATCCATATCAAACGCCGGTAACTCAGGTGCTTCCACGCCAGCATAAGAAAAACCAAAGATAGTTATCGGGGCTAAAACAAAGTGCCAGATCATCGCAAAGCTCAAGCCCCAGCCAAGGAAGGGCCGCCAACCCGCCACAAAGATGCTGCGATGCTGCGCCTCCATCTTGTTAATTTCTAGCTGACCCTTGGCAAGTTCTTGCGCGTGGTTCTGTGCCATTGTGGCGACCTCATGCGCGAGCTTCGCCTTTTGATCCTTGTCCTCAATGAACTTATCCAGCAGGCCAGTCACCGGCCCAATCAGTGCTTGGATCATTTCTTTGTCTCCGAATTTAAGAAAACGGCTAGGCTGCCGGTCATAGCCCCGGTGACCACGCTAATCAGACTGGCCTGTTGTGTCGATAGGTCTGGCTGGGATAGCGCCCACTCAATGCAGCGCACATAAACCACGGTCATCGTGAAAATCATCAGACGCGGGATGATCTTATATTCGAGCAGCGCCTTAGCCATCTGCCAGCGCCCTAAATCTTGCCGTAATTCGCTTGGCGCGATTAGGCGTTTGGTCAAACCACCGGCTGTCTTCGGCCTCTGCGGCGACTGTCAGCCACGCTTTCGGATCGTCCATTGCCTCGGCTACCGCTGCCCACATTTTGACAAATTTCGAGCAGCGCGGGTATCCGAGCTGAAAGCACATGTTGCAAAGCGCCAGAGCCGCGTCAGGGTAACGCTCGTCCAGCTCATTAAAGTTGATATCGAAAATTCCGCATATCCGCACACAATCCTCAATCGTCACAGCGATATCGAGATTAAAGCGCTGGCGCACACGATCCTCAGAAACAGGCGTGCCAACCGGCAGGCCGTATTCTGGGTCGTGTTCTTTCACCAGCGCGCCTATTCCAAACGTGGGCAGGCCGAGGCTGTCGAGATATATCTCGTAGCGGCAGCCCTCGTCGGCGGCAATTTCCTCTCGCAGCGCGTCTTTATTCATCGCCTCATCTCCAAAACGTGATCGACCGTTTTATCCCAGCTATCAATTTCCGCAGCCTCAGTGAAGCGCGACGCTGGCAGGCGCAAACTATATTGCCGTACACTCGTAACCGGCATGAACAGGCACCGTCTTGAATTGGGGGAAACAAGGCAGAGAACATCGTAGTCATCTTTCGTAGGTAAGTGTTTCGTTTTACAGCCGTGACCCAAGTTAAAATGGTGACGCGGAGATCGACCATCTTGATTGCCAAGTAAACTCGCAGCCTTTGCCTGCACACGAAGAAACTCTTGCCCATTCCAAGCCACCATATCTACCCGGTCTTGCTGAGCCATCGAGACGCGCCACCCTTGTGCAAGAATAGCGGCGGCAGCGATGTACTCGCCAATAAGCCCGGTTGTTGTTTCACTCATCTAAGCCCAATGGCTCCAGCCGTTGATACCATCACAGCGATAAACAAACCTACCACAACAACCATCAATGCGAAAATAGCTATTCCTAATTTGAAGTTTTCGACCATTTCGTTGTGCGCTGCGGCAGCAGCCTTGGCCGCAGCGAGCCGTGCCTCTTTTTGTTGGCGCAGCGCTTCATTATGGTGATTGATGATTTCCTGCCACGTTGACGGCTGATCCGCTGGCTTAGGCCAACGCATGTTAATCATCGTGGCGATCTGCTGCATTTCCTCGTTTAAGCGCTTCGCCTCAAGCACGGCGTCAATTGAGCCTTTGAAACTAATGTCGCCAACGCCCGCTTGTTTATTGCGTTCCTCGTTTAGCTTCTTTTGCGCTGAGAATAGCGTGCCTATTTGCTCCGACAAGTCGGCCACTGACTGAACATCATTAACCCTAGCTTTTATGAAGGCTATCGCATTTGAGGCGGCGCTGACGGCCATCAGGGCGGTTGATATTGGCTCCATTATGTCAGCATACCTTTCTTCAGAACGTCGCAACGCCATTTTATCGGCATCAGGTTAGCTATCTCGCCAACCGCCCTAGACATTTCCATAGCGCGGTTGCGGCACTCTCTCTCGGTGTAATAGGGGCCACGGATATCGTGAAACTCAACGCAGTCAGTTGGTGCGCCAATGACACAAGCCAATATGACTGCCTTGAACATTAGGTGCCTCGGCTGAGTACCTTGTCGAGCTTATCTTCGACCCGGTGCAAAGCGTCCATCACATTACGCATATCGTTACGCAAATCGTCCTTTGTGGCGTATTCCTCGCGGGTCTTATTGAGCAGGATGTTGAGACGCTTTTGCTCTTTGCTGGTTTCATTCATAAACCACGCAAGCCCAGCCACAACCAGACCAATGAGTGTGTCGATAAGGCTGGTCATCTGCATATTAGTCTTCCTTGTCACCGTCTGTATTCACAGAAGAAATAAGCGCATTTGTCATAGCGTTTAAGGCTGCTTGAATCTGGTCAGCTTGGAACCTCAACTGAGCCTGCTTTGCTTGCAAGTCACGGATTTGGGCAATGAAATATTTGGCGTCATCAGCCAGAGTGGCCTCGTCATATTCTTCGCCGTTAATCGTGACTACGTTTGATGCTGCTTCGGTCATTACGCTGTATAGCCTTGACCAGCAGCAATAGCCGCATTAGCCGCAGTCATATCCTCTGTAGTCCAGAAGTCCTTAGCAACCATAATCTCAAGATGTTCAACATTCCTGTCTACACAGTCCTGCTTGTCTGCGGCATCATCGTCTGCCATAGCCTCGCCAGCAATAATAGCATTGATGAGGTCAACGCTGTGACCCATTGCTGTATAGTGCTGTGCGATTTGTTCTGCTGTTAGTTCGTCCATTTTATTCTCCTATTAGTTGGACTCAAGTGCGGCTATACGAGCATTAGCCTCGTCTAGCTGTTGTTTCAGTTCTTTAACTGCATTAACCAAATACCAAGTCATATTATCTGGGTCTACTGACAGAACGCCTGTAGATTCTTCTTTTACCATATCTGGTAATACTTGCTGTATCTCTTGTGCGATTACACCAAGCTGTAAACCTTCTTTCCTAATAACATTTTGAGCATCAAGTTCTGTAATTTCATCTTCAGTGCGATACTCAAAGTTACGAACTTGAACTTGTGTAATTGCATCAAGACCAGTTGTGTTTTCTACAATGTTTTTCTTCAGTCTGCGGTCAGATGTTGTTGACCAGCTAGATGAGTTGTTGCCTTGATAGACACCACCAAGCCCCGGATTTATAAATCCAGTTAATGAGCCTTTTCCGGTTGTTGCGCTTCCATCTGCGGCAATGACAATGCACTCAAAATCTGTTGCACTTGAAGCATAGGCAAAAGACCCGATTAAAGTATTGTTGTATCCCGTTGTAATGCCTATCCCAGCATACCGACCAAAAAACGCATTAGCAGAACCTGTTGTAGTGCCTGAGCCTGCGTTGTCTCCAACAGCAGTGTTGGAGGATGCGGTGGTGTTGGAGGTGAGTGCAGATACACCAATGCCAACATTGTACGAACCTGTCGTATTTGCATAAAGCGCACTATCGCCAACAGACACCAATGCTGTACCTGTGGTATTAAGCTGCGCAGCATTTGCCCCAATAGCAACAACACTGTTTCCAGTAGTGGAGTAGGCTGCTTTGTAACCAACAGCTGTTATTGGTGCGCCTGTAGCATTACTATACCCTGCCTGATAACCCACTGCGGTGTTGGCACTGGCGGTGGTGTTGAAACGCAGAGATTGACTGCCGACAGCCGTGTTATAGTTTCCGGTTGTGTTGTCATAAAGTGCTTGCAGACCAAAAGCATCGTTGTACTGGCCCGTCGTATTTGACACAAGGCTTTGTGAACCAAATGAACTGTTGGCTACTCCAGTGGTGTTACCTAATTGAGAATACCAACCCACTGCTGTGTTGTTGGAACCAGTAGTAGTAGAAAGCCCAGCCCAATAACCAATCGCTGTGTTGTTACTTGCGGTGGTGTTTGCCGTCAGCGCATAAGAGCCGACTGCCGTATTGCTACCACCCGACAAACTGCCACTAGAAAGCGCAGCATCACCCAAAGCCACGTTGCCTGTGCCAACAGGATAATTACCATCCAGCTTGATTGTGCCGCCGTTAGCGTCAATGCTGGCTGTTGCTAGCTTTGTAATCGGCTGAGTGCCAGCCGCAAAGTCAGCCAGATGGCTCATCTGCTCTCGAATAGCGTTGTTCACGCCACTTGGAAGCATACCCTCGGCAACGGATATTCCGCCCACATCCAGATTGCCAGACGCGGTGCTGTCGTAGTCGGTGAGTTTATCTTTTGCCATTAGTTAGCCTCCAACGCTGCTAGGCGTGTTTCAATATTAGCCAGACGCTGTTCAGTTGCAGCACCCACAAAGGCCAGCAACTCAGGATACCGGATGCCAAGCCGTGTGCGTTCTGTAGCACCCTCTGGTGCCTCTTCGGCTGTGTCGTAGGTGTCAGTGCGTGTGTAGGCTGCAACGGCTTCTACGGCCTCAATAGCCTCACTAACAAGACGCTGTTCAGTGCGTTCTGGTTGTGCCTCAACAATGACGTTGCCGTCTTCATCAAGTTCTTCTTCAACAGCCGGAATTACAACATCCTCATAGACTGCATCAACAGCTTCCACAGCCTCAACAGCCGGAACCTCTGTCTGTGTTTCCCACCAAGTTGATGAGATGAAGAACGCATAGTCACCAGCGTCTAGCCCAGCGGCAGTCATAGCTGCTTGAACGTCCTGTGCAATTACGCCAGCGTGTGTTCTAGCTGCATCGCCTTTGGCTTCAACTGCGCTGTTCCACTTGTAGGTCTTGAACAGTGCGCTGATAGCTTTAGCGGCTGTGATTTCAACGTCAGTCAGTGCTGCGATTTGCTGCTTTTCGTTTGCGTCAGATGTTTGGATTGTGCCATTGGTTGCGTAGATGTCGTCCCAACGGTAAGATGGTGAACCCAAATCTTTTGAGTTATCTATCCCGCTACTGCCACCGCTTGTCGGGAAAACAAAACCACCACCAAATCCTAACCCAACACTCTCTGCTGAACTGCCAAAGTAAATGTATGTCCCTGAGTTACTACAAGAAATACTCCCCACAGAGGAGCCGTCTTTGCGGAATTCAATAATCTCACCGTCAGATGTTTGGCGATTTAATGCAGCAACAATAGCACCACTTCGTGAAGCTCCAATAAATCCACCATAAGAACCTGCTGATAAAGCTATGCCCTGTACGGTTGAGCCTGAAGTACCGCCAATATTGTCAGTAGTACCCACCAGCACGTTGCCGCTGCTGTCGATGCGAGCGACCTCGCTTGCCCCATCACCGTCTGCACCGCCAATATTAAATGTCATAAGAACAACGGCATTAAGGCCTATAATACCGCCAGACTTAACGCCAAGTCCGCCCTGAACAGTGTCTACTGTTGATGGAGCAAGACCAATAGTGCAGTTTAACTGGTCATTTTCGTCTGACTTAACTTGCAAGCGTCTGTCAGGCGAAGTCGTACCAATGCCCACGTTGCCTGTTAAGTTAATGTTGATAGCATCGACAGGCGCACCAGCGTAACCATTCGCAATAGTAGCAACGCCAGTTGAATTATTGCGCTTGAATACTGCTGCATCAGAACCACCATATTGCAGTGCAAACTTACTTGTGCCTGTGGTCGCATCATTGCGAATAATGTCGCCAGAAGCCGTCACAGTGCCGTTTACGTTGAGGTTGCCGGTAACACTATCGAAGGCAGGGCTTTCCAGCGCAACCGCGCCGGTAGACACGTCCTTGAGGTCAGCCATAACCTCGCGGATGGCGTTGTTAATGCCAGCGGGGCTGCATCCCTCAGAGATGTCGATGCTCTGGATGTCGGTGTTCGCACTATTCGTAGCCGAATAGTCTCTGATGGAATTTTTAGCCATTCTGTTCTCCTAAAGGCAACTGCCTTAGTTATACCATATATCTAGTTCACGCGCACCGCACGACCGTCAGACATCTTGGCAAACGTGAACGGATTGCCTTGGCGATCAACCCCACTCTCGTAGCCGATAATATTACCACCCGCCGCCATATCTTCGAGTGAGCTGGCTTGGGCTTGCGGGATCATTGGGCCGACTTGTTGGGCCAACAGGCCAGAGGTTGCTGGCGCGCGTAGGCCAGCGGCTGTTGTTGGGATGGCGGCGCGCTTCAAAAACGCTTGCCCGCCTCTTGTGGTTGCGCCCCTGCCGAGCATACCGCCAGCCAAACCTAACATTGCACCCTCTGGTGACATATTGCTTGGCGCGCCTACAAGCGCTCCGCCGCCGCCGTATAAAGCAGCGCCAGTTAACAAGCGCCCTGCCGTGCCACTGTCTGGCAGAGATGGGCCGATAATACGCTGCGCCATCTCAATAGGTTTTTGCATACGACCCTCGCCAGCCGCAAGCCTGCCAAGTCCAGCAGCACCGGCTTTGCGCTCTTCTGCCCTTACAGCAGCCATAGCCTGAGCTGGTGTGAACACACCCTCTGTGGCTTTGGCCTGCGCTGCTCTTAGCGGCACAAACTGCGAGTAGGCTTTGTTAGTGCGCTGAAGAAGGTCTTTGTTTGCCGGAGAATATTTAGCAATCAAATCCATCATGCTGACGTCTAGCTCAGTCAGCGCGTCGTAAACTTTTTGATTTATAGGCTCTGAGCTTTTTTGATACTTGGTGGCTTCCAGCCCTATTGTCTTTTGAATATCTTGAATAGCCTCGCCAGATAACTTGCCATTTTTCACGCGGCCTAGCACTTGCTTGATGACAGTCTCTTCAAAATCAATAGCCTCTTTTCGTCCGACCTCTCCGAAATTTTGCTTTGCTGACGCCACGATGCCTGACAATTCATCTAAAAATTTATCAGAGGCGTCTATCTCAACGCCGCTTAATGCCTGCTTATACTTTTGATCGAAAATAGCGCGAGCCTTGCTAAAGGCAAGACGTGGCGGCGTGTTCTTTGGCAGCTCAACGCCAAGCGGCTTTAGGGCGCGGTTATACATAAACACCGGAAACGCCTTCATTCCACGTTCTTGCTGGGCGCGTATGCCGCCACCGATAAATGGCATAGAAGTTAGCGCCTCTTCTGCGCGTTTCATGCCGGGGAAATATTGGCCGACTGTTAGCGGTATTTTCTTGCCTAGTGCCTGAGCCTGACGCGACACAACCGGAGCCAGAGCCTCACCGCCTACGCCTAACGCCCCGCCAATAGCGGCGCTTGTAGGAACGTCTGCCATTTCTTCCGCCGCCCCTGCGCCGTAAGCCGCGCCGCCAGCTCCAGCTTGCTTCATAGCACCCTTTACACCTAGTCTGGCCAAGGTTCTAGCTAATCCAACTCCAGACGGAATACTGGCCGCTATTTCTGTGCCGTAAGCCTCAACAGGAAAATCAGACCGAAATTTCTCTAAGCCAGCGCGGATTTTGTCACGCTTTTGCTTGTATGTTTCTTCGCCAACTAAGCTGCGAACAAAAGCCTCGATCTCGTCAGCGGTTCCAAACGAAATGCCCTGAGCCGCAGACCGGCCAAGGCCAGCAAAATATTCTGGCGTAAAGCGCTCAGCGGTTGGGGCTTTAGGCGCTGCAAATTGGTCTACTTCTCTTAACGCCATTTATCAATCCTCAACATATAATTTGCCGCCAATTTGAATATATGTGCCTTTTGGCAACTTCGCAGCCTCGGCGTCGGCTAGTGTTTTAAAAGATGTGTATGGTCGGGCAAGTGTTCCTGTTTTAGGTAGCCTGCTAAGCACTACTTTTGAGGCATCTAAATTATAGGCTTCGGATAGGTTTGAGTACCTGTCTTCTACATTTTTCTGCATATCTAAGTATGGCATAAACTGTGTTCTTGCAGCTCTAACAAAATCTTGCCTTACTTCTGGGGCTAAACGCTCGCCTTTCACTATTTTATTGTAAGTGTTTCTGAGCTTAGACCCAATGCCACCAGCGTTTTCTGCTGTTGCAAATTCGCCCTCTCTAACAACTGATGTTGGGTCGATAACCTTCATGTAACCAAATATAAGAGCTATATCTGTAGCCCCTGTTGGGGTTTCTGTCATTGCTGCTTTTTGGACTTTTTCAAAGCCAAGGCGCGCCTCATCAAAAACCTTAGCCTGTTTGTCAAATTCAGATCGCAACTGCTTTTCATTGCCAAAGGCTTTTTCACCCTGAACACCACCAATCTCGCGCTCTTTTTGGTAATATTGAGCTATAGCCAAACGGCGGTCAAACGCAGCTTTTTCAGCGGCAGCTTTGCGTTGCGCTTCAGCAATCTCGGCTTGCTTACCTTCAAAATACCCCTTTTGCGCCGCAGCGCCCATAGACGCGATGGTCTGGCCGAGGCTAACAGGTGTAGGCGAATACCCACCAGCGGCAAGACCAGCCAAAGATGCGCCTGTTATGGCACGTCCTGTTGGAGACATAAGGCCAGCGCTAAACGCATCAGAGAAGCTAGTCGGCGCAGTAGACGGCGCTGCTGCACCCATACCAGCGACAGGCGCTGATGGCGCTGTTGCGGCGCGCTCTTCTGCCTGACGTTTTTGTGCTGCTGCTTGGGCTATGCGCTGTAGCATAGGCAGAACAAACGGACGC